AGGATAACAAATTTATTTTTATGGTTTATAATGATTCAATTATGTATTATAACTCATTTACTAAGTAAAATTAAAAACAAATAAGATGAAACTAACAGAACAAGAAAGAAAAGAAATTAAATTTTTAGCTAAAACTGCATTTAAAGTTTATGTAGCTTTATTATTAACTTTAGGAATAATGTATGTAGCTATTAATGTGCTTTAAATTGCACTATTTAATTTAATTATATAAGAAAATAAAAGAAATATAAACTATAGTGTATTAAGAAGCACTTTTAAATAAAAAAAATATGCCTGATATAACTAAATGCGAAGGAAGACAATGTGAATTAAAATATACCTGCTACCGGTATACATCTGAATCAAGTAAGTATAGACAATCTTACTTCAGCACACCACCATTAAAGCTAAATGAAAATGGTGAACAAGAATGTGAATACTACTGGCCTGATAAACAAAAAGTAAAATAGATTATTTTTATTGAAATATATTTAAACATTACTTTTAACTATGGGATTTGAAAAAGGAAATAAATTAGGAAAAGGTAGACCACCTAAAGTAGAAGAAGAAAAAGTAAACAACATTTTTCTAAAAGCATTAGGGCAACTTTACAATAAAGAAACTGAAGAAGAAACAAAGATTGCGTTTGTTAAAAATACTTTAATGGAATCACAACGTGGACAGTTGTTTATAGCTGAACACATATTTGGTAAACCAAAAGAAATAATAGAAGCTACACACAACGTAAATGATTTTAACATCAAAGATATATTTAAAATAAAAGATGTTTAAAATATTAGATAAAATTCTTGCTTCAGTTCCAAAAGAAATTAATCTTATTGATTATGTTTTTGTTTGTTCAAAAGATTTTGAATGTGAAATTACAGAATACAAAGACATAAAGATATTCTACCATAATTGGGTAAAAGAGGATACTATTTATTATATGCAAAATCCATATTTTGATAAACTTAAACACGAAGTATAAATTACTTGGTTCAGATAGTAGGTACTTTGTAATAACAGGAGGGCGTGGCTCGGGGAAATCATATTCTTTGAACTCGTTTCTATTGTTACTTACTTACGAATCAGGCCACGTTATATTATTTACACGTTACACTTTAACTTCTGCAAACGTTTCTATTATTCCCGAATTTATAGATAAAATTGATAGAGCCGATTTAAGCAACGATTTTTATATAACTAAAGATGAAATAGTAAATTTAAAAACAGGTTCTAAGATTCTATTTAAAGGTATTAAAACAAGCAGCGGAACACAAACTGCTTCGCTTAAATCTTTAGCAGGAGTTACTACGTGGGTGTTAGATGAAGCAGAAGAACTAACAGATGAAGAAACATTTGAAAAGATTGATTTTAGCATAAGAACAAAAGGAATACACAATAGAGTTTTATTAGTGTTGAACCCTGCAACAAAAGAACACTTCATTTATAAAAAGTTCTTTGAAGATAAAGGAGTACAAGCAGGAAGCAATTTAATAAAAGGTGATACTACATACATACACACTACATACTTAGATAACATAGAAAACCTATCTGAATCATTTATAACACAGATAGAAAATATAAAACAACGCAGACCTGAAAAGTATAACCACCAAATCTTAGGTGGATGGATGGACAAAGCAGAAGGAGTTATATTTACTAATTGGACTATAGGCGAATATAAGCAAGTAGGTAAATCTATCTTTGGTCAGGATTACGGATTTGCAGCAGATGAATCAACACTATTAGAATGCAATATAGATACAACTAACAAACGCATTTATATCAACGAAAGGTTTTACTTAAAAGGTTTAACAACATCACAAATATACAGTTTAAACAAGCAGCACGCAAACGATGCGCTAATAGTTGCTGATTCAGCAGAACCAAGATTAATTAGTGAACTACAAGCATTAGGTTTGAATATTGTACCCGCAGTTAAAGGGCCTGATTCAGTAACGTATGGCATTAGTATTTTACAAGATTACGATTTGATAGTTTCACCTGAATCAATTAATTTAATCAGAGAACTAAACAACTACTGTTGGTTAGAAAAGAAATCTAAAACTCCACAAGATGCGCACAACCATTTATTAGACCCATTGCGTTATTGCGTTACATACCAATTAGAAAATAAAAACAAGGGTAATTACTTTGTATACTAAATGACAAGTAAACGAAGCAATATACTTGACACTTTCAGTTGTAAAGAAATACTTAACAGGTGACCTACGGACAATTCATAGCTACAATACAATGCTACATACATCACGTTAAAGATGTAGAAGTAGATATAGCTTTACCCAGGAACATTGGTGAAATAAAGCTAATGAAAAAAATGTATGAAATAGCAGCAGCATACTTAAAATGTTAAAGAAAAGTTAAAATTAACATTGAGTGTTTATAAATCCAAAAATGTGTTTAGATTTGTACTCGGATAACAATAAAAACAAACACTATGAAATCACAATTAGAAAAAGAATTAAAAGATTTAGAAGTTAGTTTTAAATCAGGTAAAAGCGGAATGACAACAAATGAATATAGTTCTTACTATTATCAATTATCACAACGTATAAAAAAAACTAATTAACAAATGGAAACTTTAATTATAGAATTAGAAAACAAATTTACTGGAAAATTAGTAATTAATAAACAACACTCTACAAACGCAACTGCTTTTAAAGAAAGTTTCATTAAAGGAACTAAAACTATGAAATGGTTGTTAGGTGATTGGAATGTATCAAGATGTTATATTGAAACTAAATAAACAAAGAACAAATGAGAACCTACAGAATAAGTTACTACACAGAATACGCTGATGAATGTTTTGATTCAGAAGCAGAGATTGAAGCCACAGGCATTTACGATGCGCTTATAACGTTTCACTCTAACAATATATTTAAACGTGTACATAAGATAGAAGAACTGCCTGGAATGACATTAGAACGCAGAATAGAACTAAAGGTAAACGAAGGAAACGATGTATGGATTCCATACGCACAAATATCACAATCACTTCGAGATTTTTGGATAGAGTATTTTAAGAAATAAAATTGGTTAGTTAAATAGTTGGAATTAGGGTAGCAGAAATGTTACCCTTTTTTTATTTCAATAGCTTTGCTATTTTGTTTAATACAATTTCACATAAAAGTTATTATTAAATAAAAAACTTTATGAAGTTAGAAATATCTATACCTACATCTTTAAAAGAAATAACATTAGAACAATACCAAAGATTTACCAGTATAGCTAAATCAAATCCTGAAGGTGATTTTTTGCAGCATAAGATGATAGAGATATTTTGCAACGTATCGTTAAAGGAAATATCACTAATGAAGTTAAAAGACATTAACGCTATAACAAATAAGTTAGGCGAAATGTTCAATAACAACTATCAATTGATTCAAACATTTAAACACAAGGGTTTAGAGTTTGGTTTTATTCCTAATTTAGATGAAATTAGTTTGGGTGAATATACTGATTTAGAAACTTATATTTCTGATTGGGATAATATGAATAAAGCAATGGCAGTTTTATACAGGCCTGTAATAAACAAGCTAAACAAAAAATACCTAATAGAAGAATACAAAGGTTCAGCAGAATATGCAGAAGCAATGTTACAAATGCCGTTAGATGTAGCTTTAGGTGCTATGGTTTTTTTTTATCATTTAGGGAACGCATTATTAATCTCTACCCTGAATTATTTGGAGACGGACAAACAGCTGATGGATTTAGCAGAGAAGCACAGTTTGGAAAAAAATGGAGTTGGTATAGCTCCTACTATGGCCTTGCTCAGGGAGACATTAGAAGATTTGATGAAGTTTCCAAACTTAGACTTACAACCTGCTTAACATATTTATCTTTTGAAAAAGAAAAAAACGAATTAGAAGCACAACAATTAAGAAGAAATGAAAACATATTATAAAGTTACAGAAGCACTAAGAGATTCACTACTACAGGATGGTATAGTAAACAACTGTTCTACCGGTGATATATTCAATGTAGATTTAAACAAGCGTACTATATTTCCTTTAGCACACGTTATTGTAAATAGTGTAGCAGAATCAGCAAGTGGAAATACAAATTTATTTAATGTTTCTGTATTGCTTATGGATGTTTGCGATATATCACCTGATGAATCTACTGATTTGTGGTTAGATAACGATAACGAGCAGGATATATTTAACACGCAGTTTGAAGTAGGTAAACGATTTGTAGAATCAATGCGTAGAGGTGATTTATATACCTTAGGATTTCAGTTAAATGGTAATGCAAATTACGAAGCGTTTAGTGATAGATTCGAAAACAAGTTAGTAGGATGGACAATTACATTTAACGTAGAAGCAGCAAACGATACAACTATCTGCTAATGGCATATAATTTAGTAAATACACAAAAGACTTTAGAACGCTTTAGAGACTATGTAATACAACAAAGTAGAACTAACCTAACTAAAGGCGGAAAGAACGTTACAAGCGAACTGTATAGAGGTTTAAAAGGCGAAGTAAAAGCAATGCCTAATTCAATAGGTGTTTATTTTGAAATGCCTGAATATGGACAATACCAAGACAAAGGGGTAAAGGGTAAATTCAGTTCATTAAAAGCACCAAGTTCACCGTTTAAATTTGGTTCAGGTACAGGTAAAAAAGGTGGATTAACAGAAGGAATTAAAAAGTGGGTTCAAGCACGTAGGATTCAATTTAAAAAGAAAGACGGAAAGTTTATGAGTTATGAATCTACTGCATTTATGATTACACGCAGTATTTATAATAAAGGAATAAGACCAAGTTTATTTTTTACAAAACCATTTGAAGCAGGATACAAGAAATACATCACAGAAGATTTAATAAAAGGATTCGCATTGGATGTTGAAGATTTAATGAAAACAAGTTTAAAAGATAATAAGAAATGAGAGTAATTAACGCACGTTCACCATACTTTATAGAAGTAGATGAAGAAGGCCAAGCAGGAGCATTGTTAAAACTATGGGTTTGGCATAAATACGAAACACAACCTGCAACGGCTACATACACTTTACAAAAAAATATTGCTTCTGATACACAGACTGCTATAGTGTTTAATATATCACCATACATAGCAGAACAAATAGAAACTATTAATGCGCTTATTGAATTATACCCGAAAGAAGATAATGATGATATGTGGGTTTATGTGTATGCTGAATGGTATTACAATACAGAAGAAGTAAAAGATTGGGAGTTAGTAAGAAGCATTTATTATGTAGGTGTTCAGGGGTTTAATAATTATTTAGATGGTGCAAACCAAACAGCTATAAATAAAATTGAATACCTAACTAACCCTGATATTATTCAATCTTTT